AGGAATTTTTCGACTCAATGAGGAGTCTTCCGACAAACGGAAACATCGCCTCCTACCGCTCCTTTATATTGTCACAGGACAATGTGGGAGCGGTTCAGGTTTACCCCGCTTGGCAGGGTGGTGGGACGGTTCTGTGCAGTATCTTGGACGGGAATTACGACCCCGCGACTCCTACGTTGATTGAAATAATTCAAAACTTGGTATGTCCGCCCGAGGACGGTAGTACCGACCCGTCAAACCTCGGATTCGGAATCGCACCTGTCGGAGCGGTCGCGACAATCGGAACGGCGACGCCTCTGCAAATCGACGTCAATATGACGGTTCAATTGTCGTCGGGAGTCTCGCTCCCGAGCGTCACACCTTTAATTGTACAGGCGATTTACGATTATTTCCTGTCAGTTAGACGCAGTTGGGGGAACGCACTCATTACCAACGAAATAGTCTACCCCGTATCGGTGTACATTGCACAGATAAACGCACTGATATTGCAGATTACAGGAATTGTCAACGTCACGGGGACAACACTTAACGGCGACACGAGCGATTTGAGTCTTACACAGACAGGCGAATTACAACAAATTCCCGTGATTGGAGTGATTACAGTAAATGGAGAAATTATTAACAATCCGAGTTGACGATGTTTACCTTGCGGAGCTTTTACCTCCGTATTTTAGGTCGGTAAAAGACTTTATCGCTCTCATGTCTACCGAGCAAATCGAGTTGGAGCGGTTTCAAAAATACATTTTAAGGGTATGGAACAACCTCTATGTTCAAACCTGCGACATAACGACTCTAAGGTATCACGAGAATTTACTCGGGATTTTTATACAGCCCGACGACACACTGGAAGTACGGAGAGCGAGAATCCTCAACAGATACAACACCATGCTTCCTATAACCTCGGTGTCTTTGAGGTTGCGGCTTGATACTTTACTTGGTACGGGTAATTGGGAGTTGTCAACGGACTATCCGAATTATACGGTCAGCGTGACATTTCTGAATGTCGCGGAAAGTCTTGTCTATGAGGCAATCAACATGATGATTCAAATGCTCCCCGCACATCTTTCGCTTATCTTTGTAATAACCGACACAGTCCCCGAAACCCGCACTTCCCTCCCCATATCGGGAACAACCCACACAGAATTTACGCTAACCCACCTCACAGAATTTACAGGAGGAACAATCGCATGAACTACTTCATCATAACAAACGCAGGCACAGACTTCTTCGCGAAAGCAATCACAACAGGAGTCAACCCCACATTTACCCGCGTCATGTTCGGGAGCGGGACTCCCCAGCCCGGCGACGACCCGCGAACATACGCCGACTTAATCAACCCGTTTGCGGCAGGGACGTCTACCATTCCCGTCACGCAGGACAAAGTCATATCGCTTGTCGCGGAGTACCGCAACGACTTAAACGGCGGTCTTGAAACCGACACCTACATCGGGGAATTCGGGATTTTCGCTGACGACCCCGAACTCGGCGAAATCATGATTTACTACGCTTTCATGGGTGCACCTATTCCGATTTCGGCGTACACGGGATTCATCGAAACCCGACGATTCCCCGTGATTATCGCGCTCGACGATAACGTATACGTCGATATGTCGTACATTCCGCTTGCGTTCATGACGGCAAACGAGGTCAGTGCGGCGATTCAAGAGGCGATTGACACCATTCCCGGCGGACTCCGCCCACCCTTGGAAATCGCGCTCGAAAGTCAGCTCCCCGACCCGACTACGCTCACTTCTGCCGACGTCGGGACTCAATGGGTCGTGCAGGACATGGACGTCACCGCACCGGGAAAGACAGGTCGGGCATGGGTGAACTATGTTGACGGCGACCCCGCAAATCCGCTGACTATTTACAAGACAGTCGATAATTATTACAGTGCGGACGGCGTGTCGATTATTCTTACTCCGACGGGACAGTTGAGCGTTTCGACTTCGTGGCTGACTTCGACATTGGCGTCGATATACGCACCGCTTAACGCCGCACTTTCCGCCGACACGGGAACAGGGACGGACATAACCCCCCCCGCCGTGCCGACGAACACCGTTCAGAACATTTTTCAGACTGTTTGGGGAAAAATCCGCCAGTTGGGGAACGTCATAAGCGGTAAACAAGACAAAATCAGTGCAGGAACGGCGGGGCGGGTGAGGACGTCAAGCGGGACTTTGGGGACGTTGAATGAATTGAGCAGTACCGTCGGTTCTGCGACGCTCCCGATTTACATGAACGCAGGAGTTCCGACTGCTCTTACACAGGCGAATATGCGAATCGGGACTATCGGTGCGGCGGCTGTCGGCTCTGCGAATCAACCTATTTACTTCGCCGCAAACGGAGTCCCGACCGCAGTAACAGGGGCAACACCCGTTGAAAGAGGAGGAACTAACAGAACTTCGCAAGCAACGGGGAATATGAATTACGCAACGTCTGCGACTGACACGGGAGTCGTTGCCGCACCAACCGCCAACGTAGACCAAGTAATGGTACATTCGGGAGCACAAAACGCCGTCCCGGTTTGGCGGAATTTCAAAGGTAGTAACAGTATCAGAAGTTACTTAGGAATTGGGACTGGTACAAAAGATTGGTTATTATGTAACAATACTCTTGCAAATAACACTGATACTACAACTGCTTTTGGTAGGGACGCCCTAAATTCTATGGTTTACGCCCAAGGGTCAACTGCTATCGGATACGAAGCCTTGAAAAATCATAGTATGGGAAATGTTAGTTATACAAGTCATAATACAGCTGTGGGGAGTGGTGCTCTAAGGGCGGTAACGACAGGAATTTACAATGTAGCTGTGGGGAGTGGAGCCGCGTCCTCTATAACAACAGGAGAGCGTAATATAGCCATAGGATGTGAGGCGTTGCAATTTGGGGGTGCCAATGATAACATTGGTATAGGATATCAATCGAGGGGGCGAAATATAAATCAATGTGTGTATATTGGTAATAATGCAGGGGGTGCTAACGATGGAATAAATCAAATAGTTATTGGATATTCTGCCACTGCAACCGCCAATAACCAAATCACCCTCGGAAATTCCTCAATAACACAACTCCGCTGTCAAGTCACTACCATAACCGCTTTATCAGACGAACGTACCAAGGAATACTACGAATTAGCCGACCTCCAAAAATGTCTTGAAGCGGTTAAAAATCTTCCTGTTTCGAGATACAAATACAAGGACTTCACGGGAACTCACCTTGACAGCAACGTAACGGGATTTATGGCTGACGATGTTGAAAAAGTGTTCCCAAAATCGGTTACACGAAACTCACAGTATTTCCCCGTTCTTGACGAAAACGGCGATAAAGTCTATGAGGAAATTGACGAGGAATACGAAGAAACCATGAAAGTCATTAACGAAAAAGGCGACTTTGTTATGGAAGAATACGAAGAAGATGTTCCTGTTGTCGATGAAGAAAAAGGTTTAATGTTGTATGAATCTTACGAGTATGAAGTTGAGGGGGTTGACAGAAAAGGAAATCCCCGAAAAATAAAGAAAAAGGGCGAAAGACCCGTTACTCGCAAAGAAAAACGTACACGACCTTTGGAAAAGCGAGTAAAATTAACCCGTAAACGCAAAGTCGAGAAAATGTTCAAAATGGAAGATGTCAAAGAAATCACCATGACCGAGGCGGTCCCGACTTTATGGGGTGCGGTGCAGTATTTGATTAGGGAAATCGAAGAATTAAAGAGCAAGGAGGCTTCATGAAAAAGAAATCAATCATAACATTCGCCGTTATCTTTTTAGTGATAACGGTATTTTTAATTCTCTGCACGACATTCAAGGTGTCGCACAAAATCAATATCAACGAATCCGACGAGGTCGAGTTATACTCCGCGTTGCTCGAAGTTGACGGAATCGGCGAAGTTTTAGCCGAGAGAATCGTCCAAAACCGACCGTACAAGGATTGGGACGATTTACGGGACAGCGTCAGCGGAATCGGTGACGAAAAAGTCGGAGCGTTGAAAAACAGCGGCTTCGGACTTTTTTAAATGGGGGTGTGATTATGGATATAAATAATGTGATTCAGGCAATATCGGAGTACGGATTTCAGATTGTCTTCTGTGCGGCGGTACTCACTTTTGCGGGAATTTTCCTGCACGTTTTCCGCCAACAGTGGGTCAAGGACAGGGAGTCAAAACGCGAGCAGTTGAAAAAAACCGCCGACGCCGAATTGGAAAAAGACCGTCGCAAATTAGACGAGGAATTGAAAGTTTCCGAACACCAACGCAAGCTGACGCAGGACTACCACCAACGTCAAATCAACGCGCTGAACGAAATCGCCGAGAGCGTCAAGAAAGACACCCGCAACATCGACAAAATCCACGACAACATCACGGTTATAAGCACGAATATGTCGAACCAAACCGATTCCATAACGGCAATGTGGGAGCGGATTGACAGTATAAAGGTCATTTGTGCGGGTTTGGACTCGAAATCCGACAGGATTCTCGATTACATGAAAAAGGAGTAGCGTATGAAACAATTTTTTAAGGACATGACCGAAAGAGCGGTCAAAACGGCGGCACAGTCCGCGATTGCGATTATGAGTACCGCCCAAATTTTGAGCGAAATCAACTTGACTCACTGTTTGAGTGCGGTGGCAGTCGCGACGATTTTGTCAATTCTGATGAGCTTATCGAGCTTTCATTTTGGGGAAAAAGGTACGGCTTGTGCCGTAAAAATAGGCAAGGAGGAAGAATCATGATTAGTCCGTTCAAAGAAAAAAATTACACCATTACATCACCGTTCGGAATGAGAATCGACCCGCTGACAGGTGTAAAAAACGCAATGCACAACGGCGTTGACTTAGTCGCGTCAAGCGACTCGACAAGCACGGTTCGACTTGTTGCGACCGTTCAAGGGACAGTGACACGGGTCGTCAGCAATCTCCCCGACTCATGGAGCGGGAATGTCGCGACCGACACGTCGGGAAACACCGTCGAAATCAAGACTCCCGAGGGATTCGTCGTAAAGTACAAGCATTTAGCCGCAGGAAGTATTCCGTTTAACGTGAAAGTCGGGGCAGTCGTCCCGGTCGGGTACGAAATCGGGACTTGCGGTAAAACCGGGAAGTCCACGGGAGTTCATTTGCATTATGAATTAAACGATTCGCGGGGAGTCGCGTTTGACCCTGTACCGTTTCTCGGGAATGACCGTCCTATTACATGGGTTGACCCCTACCCGATTCTTCGACGCGGTGATAATCGCGAGCAAGTCCGAACTTTGCAGGGGTTATTGAATCAAGTCCAAGACGCGGGACTCGTCGTTGACGGGAGTTTCGGAGCGGCTACGGAGTCGGCTGTTATGGCGTTCCAGAAAAGCGTAAATGTCGCTGTTGACGGTGTCTGCGGAGTCAAGACATGGGAAAAACTGCTTGAATCGGTCGAAAGTCTTAACAATAAGCCTTATAGGTTGGGTGACGTCAACGGTGACGGGAAAGTCACGATTGACGACGCTCTCGAAATTCAGAAGTATCTCGCGAAGTTGCCGAGCGTGATTGACGGTAATCCGCAAGCGTTCAAGTCGGCTTGTGTTCTCGGCGGTGAAAAGCCTACGATTGACGATTCTATGGAGATTCTGCGGTATTTGGCGAAGTTGCCGAGTGTGCTTGACAGTCGGTGAAAATCGTTATATTCTAACCGAAAACGTGAAAATCTGACAAATTGCTGAAAAGCAAACCTGCTTGTGGTATAATTCAGTGGAAGGAGCAAAGGCATTGGCAATACGCATTTTACTGTCGGCGAGGCTGGGCGAGCTTCGCCGAACGCAGTCCGACCTTGCGAGAAAGACCGGGATTCGCCCGACTACGATTAACGAGATGTATCATGAGCTTTGCGAGCGTGTGAATCTTGAACATCTCGCGCTTATTTGCGAGGCGTTGGATTGTGATTTGTCGGATATTCTGCGGTTGGAGCGTCGTGGTGAGAAGTAAGTTAGTAGAAAAGAGTCCTCGTTTTACGGGGACTCTTTTTGTTACCCACTGTTAAACGCTTGGCAGAGCAGGGATTGACTTTCTCGACCTCAGGAACGATGCCAGAGTAAATTCAAGTGCATTAGACAAACTCAAACGTGATATTTCGGTTGAGTTGTCAGTGATTGCGGATATTTGCCGAGTTATCGGGTGCGAGGTGGAGGACATTGTTAGGGTGGTGCAGTAATTTCAATTAAGCAATTCAAGCCAGTTTTTGGGGAATCCCAAATGACGAAGTTTTATATGCTCTCTGTATTTTTCAATAAGTGCTTCAAATGGTATAACAAAAGATGTTTCCCACTTTTCGTCTGATTTGCAAAGAAATTTCAATACTAAAATGTAGTCAAATATTCTCTTTTGGAGCTTATACGGAAAGTTTGTCGGTGTAGCCGGTTGCAACGAAAAAACATTGTAGTACAGCCGTGAGTAATGTGCACAATAATTCCTAAGATTTGTCAAACACCATAACCACGATGACAAGTTATTATGAGAAGTGTGGTATTGCTTGGCTATATCTTTTTTATCGGCTGTTTTCATATCAGAATAGAAAAACGAGATTTCACCGAGCGTAAGCAATTCAATAATAACCCACAGAGGAAAATTACCGTTATAATTCTCCATATGGTGTTTTACAAAAAGCTGATTAGAATTGCTTGAAATACTTTTGTCTATACGGTTTATGAAATTATTGTGGCAGTGACGTTTGTTAAAACTTGATTTGTCGATATACCCTAAAGCACCGTATTTATGTGAGTGACAGTAAGCTATTTGTGTTCGTAACCTCAATTCTATGGGTACAATTAAGGCGAAAATTAGCTGACTT